GAGCGGTTCGGCGAGGAGTAACCCATGCAGCGGGAACCACTTAGCGAGCATGAAGTCCGCGAGGCGCTGCAACACATCGACCCGGACTGTGATAGAGACACCTGGTTCTCCGTGGCGGGGGCCTTGAAAGACGAATTCGGTGAGGCCGGCTGGGATCTGTTCGATACCTGGAGCGCCACCGGCACGAGCTACAAGGCGGACTCGGCCAAGACGACCTGGCGCAGTGCCAGCGCCGGCCACTACTCAATCGGCACCGTTATCAAGCTGGCCCAGGACGGCGGCTGGCGTCGAAGCGGTACGCCGCTGTCCGCTGAAGAGAAGCGGGCGCTGTCGGCGGAACGGGAGGCCCGTCGCAAGGCGCGACAGGCGGAGATTGAGGCGGACGCCGCGCGGCTAGTGCGCATGCAAGAGACGGTCGCGGAGGCCTGCGAAACCATCCTGGACGAACACACTCACCACCTGGGGAATTCCGAATACCTGGGCGCCAAGGGCGTCGGCGCGCACGGCCTCCGATTTTTTAAGCGGTCGGTGCTGCTGGTGATCGACGACCGCGAGGAGCACGAGCGCTGCGAAATTCGTACCGGTGAAGCGGTGCGCGAGTTTTTCCAGCACTTACCCCGGCCGCGCCCTGAGTACCTGTCCTTCCTGCGCATGAGTTACGGCAGCATCGCCGTGCCGCTGCGGGATCTGGAGGGCATGCTGTGGTGCTTGCAGGTGATCAACAGCCAGGGCACCAAGATGTACCCGAAGTACGCTCGGAAAAAGGGCTGCTTCCACGTACTCGGTGAGATCGGCGACGGCCCCTGCGGCTTCGCCGAGGGCTACGCCACGGCCGCGACCGTGCACGAGCTGACGGGCTGGCCGGTGGTGGCGTGCATCGACAGCGGCAACATGGTCACGGTAGCCAGCGACCTGCTGCCGCAGCACACGGGCGCCGAGCCGGTCTGGCTGGCTGACAACGACGCGCCGAACCCGAGGACCGGGAAGCGGGCGGGGCAGGACGCGGCCGCTCGCTGCCAGGCCGCCCACGGTGGCCGCATTCTGGTGCCGGCGTTCCCGGCTTCGGAGGCGGCGTGATGGCTTCAATGAATTTGACGACCCGGGCGCGGCGGGGCATGGTTTTCTCTCCAAAAAAACAATCCCAGGGAGGGAACGATGTCCAAGCAATGCTTGGTGTGTGGGCGCACCGCCGAGAACGTGACTGCCACCGACCCGTGCCCCGGTTGTGGGCGTATCTATGCGAAAGCCGAAGCGATGACGCGCGATCAACTGTTGGCGGTGCGCGAGGCCTATCGTGGGGGAGCCAAACCCAAGCCACTGGACCAGGCGTCCTCCCCGGCGGTGTTCAGAGAGCGGGAGGCCCGAACGGCGGCCGCTGCTCAGGCCGAGGCGGAGAGGGTGCGGCGCGAGCGCGGCGAAGTGCGCGAGTCGAAGCTGCGCGAGAAGGGGCAGCGGCAGAGGGCAGCGGTGCTTCGACGGGAAGGCATGAACGGCGACGCGGTCTATCTGGTCGGCATACACATGCCGTTCAAGAATATTCTGGCGACGGTGTTCAAGTTCGCGTTGGCCGGCGTGCTGGTGTCCGTGGTCATGGCGCCGCTTTTGGCGATGGCTTGGGCGTTCGGTTTGGGAATGCTGGTGGTCTGGATCACGGGCGGCGCCCAGTAGCGGTCCGCCGATGTTTTGACCGGGGGGTGGCATGACAGACTCGCCCCCCCAACACGGTGATTGGAACGACCTGGCCCAGTTAGTGGGCCGTGAATCGGCGCGGCGGCAACTGCTCGATGCCTACGCCGCAGCTGCGCCGGCCAACGAGAGCGCTGACGAATCTCCCGCACCCTCTAACGAACCGGCGGCGCTGACCGCGCCGGATCTGGATCAGGCATTGCAGCGGTTCGCGTGGACCGTCCCGGACGGCAAGATATGGGACGCCGCGCACAGCCGCATCATGAGCCAGCAGGTGTGTCGCACCTGGTTGGGCAAGGACGTCTTCAATGGGTGGAAAGATCACCCGGAGCGTCGAGCCGTAGCGCACGCGGACGTGGCGCCGCTGGCGGCCCGTGCTGCTGAAGCGGATAAGCTCGCCGAGAAAGACGCTGCCCGTAGCGCGCGAACCGAAGCCGCCCAAAACGGGGGCGGGGGAGTCCTTGGCGAGGCGCTCGGGCGCTACGTACTGCTGTATCCGTCGCAGTCGGTGTGGGACCGCGAGCGGCGTGACGTGGTCGCCCTCAACGACCTGAAGCCGAAGCTCGCGGGCTGGTACACGGACTGGCTGGAACATCCGATGCGTCAGGAGCTGGACCGCGAGCACCTGGTGTTCGATCCGCAGGGTCTCTACAACGAGGAAGACGGCTACATCAACATGTTCCGCGGGCTGCCGCTGAAGCCGGTGCACGACCCGGAGCGGTGCCGCCACATTCGTGAACTCATCAACCACCTGTGTAACCGCAACCCTTATATCACCCATTGGCTGATGTGCTGGCTCGCCTACCCGATCCAGAACGTCGGCGCCAAGATGGCCTCGGCGATCCTGATGCACTCCGAGACCCAGGGCACCGGTAAATCGCTGCTGTTCGAGGTCGTCATTAAGCCGATCTTCGGCGAGTACGCGGCAACGCTGGGCCAGCACCAGTTGGAGAGCCAGTACACCGATTGGCGCTCCCAAAAGCTGTTCGGGCTGTTCGAGGAAGTGTTCTCCAGGGACCAGAAGTACAGCCACACCGGCACACTCAAACACATGATCACCGGCGCTACCCACCGCATCGAGAAGAAGTTCGTGAGCGGCTGGGAAGAGGCCAACAACATGAACGCCGTGTTCCTCTCCAACGAGATCCAACCGTTTCCCGTTGAGCCGTCAGACCGCCGCATGTTGGTGGTCTGGCCGCGCATCAAGCTCGGCGAGGAAATGAAGCAGCGCGTTCTCGAGGAAGTGGCCAATGGTGGCGTCGAAGCCTTCTACGGCTACCTGATGTCGCTGCCCCTGGAGATTCAGGAAGAGCGCGACGGTGAGCAGGTGTACGTGCCGTTCGGGCATCACAGCGAGCCGCCGATGACCACCGCGAAGCAACGGTTGATCGATTTCGGGCGGCCCAGCTGGGACACGTTCCACAACAAGTGGCGCTCCGGGGAACTGGATGTGCCCTACCAGACGTGCCTCACCGATGACCTCTACACGATGTATAAGCGCTGGTGTAAGCGGCGCAGTGAGCACGTGATCAGCCAGACGAAGTTTTCCACCATGCTGGCGAGCCGGGAAGAGAAGGTGCCGCGGGTGCGGTACCGGAACCTCGGCAGCAGCGGCAAGAAGGGCACCTTCTTCTGGGTCGAGGGGCAGGGCTGCGTTGCCCGCGAGGGTGAGAGCCAGGAAGAGTGGTTGGGGCGTTGTGTGGAGGCCTTCAGGGCTGCCATGCGCCATGCGGATGGAGGCAGCGATGACGACTAGCCGAAGGCCACGGGTACGCCACGGGGTACGCCACGGGTTGCGATCTCGCCAAGTGATTGATTTCAGGCGACATGCCACGGGTGCCACGGGTGCCACGGGTCTATCCCGCGCGCGTGTGCGGGTGCGTGCACGGTTCTCCCGGACCCTTTCCTGTTTTGGGCGCGTGCGTGTTCCACGTGCGCGAGCCAATAACCCGTGCCACCCGTACCACCCGTGGCAACTCGTTTTTTTTCAATGGCTTATAAATTTCAAACCCTGGGCGCAACCCGTGGCGTACCCGTGGCGTCTTGGTTTTGGTGTGTTCCACGACAAACATTTCAATTTTGGTAGGGAGGGACGATGAATCCGATTCGGTTGGTAGCGAAGCTCACGGCCAGAGGCGTCGCCATCGATGGTGGTGGTGGCGGGGGCGGTCCGGTTCTAATCTCGGCGACGGATGTCGCCGCGGCACTGGGGATGGGGCGCCTTAAGCCCGAAGCCATCCTGGTGGGGCGCGCCAAGTTTTGCGACGACAACACCGCGCAGCTGCAGCTGGCCGGTTGGGTGCAAACCGAACTGCACCGGCGCTGCCAACGGGCGGGCTGGAAAACCGACTATTGCGAGGGCCTGGCGCAGCTCTGCGTGTTCGAGCTGATTTGGCCCTACCGCTGCACGCATTGCTACGGCCGGGGCAGCGTGTGGATCCAGCAACCGGAGTACCGTGAGGACCAGGAGAGCGGCACGCCGCCCGTGATGGTCGATCGTTGGCTATCCTGCGGGCGGTGCAAGGGTACAGGGCAAGGCCGGATGTCCGTGCGCGAGCGGGCAGCGGTGGCGCAGATCACAAAGTCACGCTTTTCGGAGACCTGGGCAAAGCGCGCCGATGACATGCTTGCTGAGCTGCATTCACTCGAGGACACCTGCCTGCGTCACCTGTGGCGACAGTTCGCCAGCGATGCCGCGTGAGAGGCGGGCGTATTGTTTTTATCTTGACCGCTTGACGACCGGGACAAAAACGACCATCATTTCCCCAACGTGGAGAAGCCCGCCCAGACGAAAGTCTCGGCGGGTTTTTTTGTGCCCGCACGATCTCCCCCCGGCCGTTCCCAACGGCCACTCAGGCCCGCTTCGGCGGGCCTTTCTATTTGCGGATACAACCCGAGGCGCGCGGTGCTTCTGCACGGCCAGGCGGAGCACCGCGATCGCCGCTGCGTGCTGCTGGTCGGGGCTGGCCCACCTACGGGCGTCGAATTCACCGCCGGCGCATTGGCGCGGGCGCTTTGATACTGGGGGCTGTGTGTCCGATCCGAGAGACGTGAGCCTGGCGGCAGAGATGGTCAAGGCATCGCCGCCGGTTCTGATAACAACAGCGTCGAAGATCATGGGGCTCACCCTGTCCGACTGGATCGCGCTGCTGACGATCCTGTACTTGATGCTGCAAATCGGTCTTCTGGTTCCCAAGTACTGGACCGGCGTGCCTAAGCTCTGGAGTCGCCTAGCACGCGGAATGCGTCGGCTGTTTCGGTGGCGCGCATGAACCGCGCGGGGAAAGTCGCCGGCGGTACCGCCATCGCCATGGCAGCGGCCATCGGTGCAGTGAGTGTGTTTGAAGGCCGCAGCAATGAGGCCTACCTCGACCCCGTTGGCGTCGCGACCATCTGCGACGGTATCACTCACAACGTCGAGCTGGGCGATACCGCGACGGACGCCGAGTGCGATGCGCTCTTGCGGGCCGAGATCAAGAAGGCGCTCACCGTGCTGGACAACGCGGTGGAGGCCGACATGCCACCGTCACGGCGTGCAGCTCTGGCGTCGTTCATCTACAACGTCGGGCCCACCGCCTTCCGCCGCTCGACACTGCGCCGCAAATTGCAGGCCGGAGACGTGCAGGGCGCCTGCGATGAACTGCTGCGCTGGGTTTACGCCGGCGGGCGTGACTGTCGCATTCGTACCAACAACTGCTACGGCATCGTCACTCGCCGGCAGCGCGAACGGGAGATGTGCCTCGATGATGGGCGTGGGTTGGAAAGTCTGGCTGGTGATCACACTGATGATGGTCGCCCTGATCGGGGCTAACTACTACCAGTATCGTCGAATCCAGACGCTCAACGCGGACCTCGGCGGCGTGAAGCAGCAGAACGCCCAACTTGCCGAGAGCCTGAAAACCGAGCGTGACCAGGTGCGCACGCTCACCGAGCAACGAGACCACGAGGCGGCCATCCGTGAGAAACGTGATCGCGAGATACGCAAGATCGGCGAGCAAATGGAAGCCGAGCGTCGCGCATGGCGTCGCAGGCTTGATGCCGAGGCGGGCGACTGGATGGCTACTGATATCCCTGATCCTGTTGATCAGCGGCTGTGCGAGCTGGTGCCCTGCGCCTCCGGTGCAGACGAAGGTGATTCACCAGACGATTCCTGACGACCTGCTGCCGCACTTCGTCATGCCGGTCTGGTACCCAGGCGGCGGCAACGAGGCGTTCGTCGATTACATCGAGCGGACAGAGGAAAGGGCCCGCAAGCACAACGCAACGATCGACGCGGCGCGGGAAGCCAACCAAGAACGAAACGATACCGGCGGCGTCTCGAAACCCTGACATATGCACCCTTTTGGGGCACCCCCATGGCCGCGGGTCCTTCCGGGGCCAGACCGCTCAAGGGCGCGTAGAGCGCGATCTGTTTGCAGATTTGGCGCGGCATAGGGGGTTATAGCTATACGGTGGTTTCCGGATGACTTCACTTGATGATCGTGCGACGGCCAGCGCGTTTGCACGCCTGGTTGGCATCAGCCAGCCGGCGGTGAGTAAGCACCTCAACGACGGCCACCTGCCGCGCGACGGATCCATGGGTGAATGGCTGCGCGCCTACTGCGACCACCTGCGCAGCTACGCCGCCGGGCGCGGTGGCGACAACCAGGGCGCCCTGACCACCGCCCGGGTGGAAGAAGCCCAAGCCAAGACCGCGATGATGCGCCTCAACTACGCCGAGCGCCTCGGCAAACTGGTGCCCGCCGACGACGCCGCCCGCATCGTCGTCGACTGGGCCGGCCACACCAACAGGGAAATCCGCGCGGCGGTGGAGAAGCTGCGCCAGGCCCTGGAAAGCGAGCACGGAATCACGATCGCCCCCGAGACCCTGACCGATGTCATTGAACCTGCAATCGAGCGAATTGGTGGCTTTGCGGAGCACGCTGCGGGGGATCTTGAATCAGGCGGCGGCGAAGTTCCGGCCGCGCAAATCGGTGGCGACGGCGCAGTGGCTTACTGAGCACTACCACCTGCCGGAAGCGATCGGCGACCTGGCCGGCACCTACGATTTCCACTATGCGCCGTACTTCCTCGGCGTTGCCGCAGCGCTGGACGATCCGGCGGTCGGCGAGGTCGACCTGATGAAGGCCGCCCAGATCGGCTGGACCTATTTCCTGATCGGCTACCTGGCCAAGCGGGTCGAAGCCCACCCGGCGCCGATCATGGTGCTGTTCGCCAAAGAGAAAGACGGCAAAGCGTTCCACGATGAAAAGCTGTGCCCCGCGTTTGAAGCCTCGCCCATCCTGCGGGGCCTGATCGACGTGAGCACCAGCCGGAAGGCCGGCAACCGGTGGGATCTGAAAAGCTACCCGGGCGGCTTCCTCAAACTGGTCGGGTCCAACAGCCCTGGCAACGTGAAGTCCACCAGCTCGGTGGGCGTCGGCGTCATCGAAGAGCCGGACGACACCAGCGACGATGTGAAGCAACAGGGCACCGCCATCGGCCTATTGGAAGAGCGGCTGAAGCGCTACCTGGGCAGCAAGATGATCGTCGGCGGCACCCCTACCATCCGCGACCTGAGCAAAACTGAGCACCGCATCAAGCAATCTGATTGCCGGGTGCTTCCGGTGGTTTGCCACGAATGCGGCGACGCCCACGTCCTGGCCTGGGAAAACGTCAGCTGGCTGGACGCCGACGACGACTCCCCGGAGCACGAAGTGTTCGGCCGCGCTCTGCCGGACACTGCGGTGTACGGCTGCCCGCACTGCGGTGCCGCCTGGGACGACGATCAACGCCAGCGCAACGTCCGCGACACGGTGTTTAACGCCGTCGCCGCCGGCGACCCGCTCTGCGGCTGGACGCCCACGCAGCCGTTCCACGGCAGCGCCGGGTTCATGGAACTCAGCGAGCTGTACGCCTGCGTGCCCGGGACCACCCTGGCCGACGTGGTGCGCGATCACCTGACCGCCGAGTACCAGGCCACCAAGGGCGACCTGAGCGGCAAGATCACCTTCACGAACCAGAAGCTGGGCCGCACCTACGCCTACGAAACCGCGACCCCGGACGCAGAGGTGCTGCGAGAGCGGGCCGAAGACTATCGGGAACTCTGTGTGCCCATCGGTGGGCTGATCATTACCGTTGGCGTCGACGTTCAGCGCGACCGGCTGGCGGTGGTGATGCGCGCCTGGGGCCGGGGCATGGAGAGCTGGCTGCTCTACTGGGGCGAGCTGTACGCCAAGGTGAGCACCACGGATTCCAGCGACCCCGTCTGGAAAGAACTGGACGACCTTCTGGCCACGCCGATCCAGAGCGAGGCCGGGCACCGGCTGCTGCCGCGCGCCGTCAGCATCGACAGCGGCGGCCACTCCACTGAGCAGGTGTACGAGTTCGTCCGCACCCGGCAGAGCCGAGGCGTCCGCGCGATCAAGGGCAGCTCGAACGACTATGGCCGGCGCGAGATTTTCAGCGCACCGAAAAAAACCGACTACAAGGGCAAGCGCCAAACCAAGGCCAGCAAGTTCGGCCTGCTGGTCTACCAGGTGGGCACGCACAAAGCCAAGGACCTGCTGTTCGGCGAAGGCGGCCGGCTCAGCCTGCGCGGCACCGGGCCTGGCCGCATGCACTGGTACCAGGACGTCCGCGACGACTACTACGAGCAGCTCACCGGCGTGATCAAAGCGCCCAGCGCGCGGTTCAGCGGCAAGCTGATCTGGCACGACAAGCCCGGCCAGCCGGTGGAAGCCGCCGACTGCGAGATCTACGCGCTGCACGCGGCCTACAGCCTGCGGCTGCACACCTGGAAAGACGACCGCTGGGACGAATACGAATCCCAGCTGAAGCAAGGCGACATGTTCGGCGGCAAAGAGCCCGCTGCGGCCGCGCCACCCCGGCGCCGCAAATCCTCCTACTGGAACTGACCCATGGCGTACACGCAACAGGACCTGGACCGACTCGATAAAGCGATCGCGTCGGGCACCCTCCGTGTGACCCACAACGGGAAGACCACGGAGTTCCGCAGCCTCGATGACATGATCCGGATCCGCAACATGATTGAGCGCCGGCTGGCCAGCCCCACTCGCAAGCGGCAGGCCGTCTACGCGCCCACGTTTGATCGGGGGTACCAATGACCTGGCTGGACCGCACCATTGGCTGGTTCTCCCCTGAGGCCGAAGCCCGGCGCACCCGGGCCCGAGTCGTTACTGAGCGCCTGCGCGCCGTGAACGGCTACGACGGCGCCGGCCAGGGCCGCCGCAACACCTGGACGCGAGGCCGAGACACCAGCGCCAACGCTGAGAGCCGGGCAGCCTTGCCGCTGCTGCGCGCCCGGCACCGTGAAATGGTTCGCAACAATCCCTACGCGGCCAGCGCAATGCGGGGGCTGACCACGAACATCGTCGGCGCCGGCATCCGCCCGCGCGCCAAGGGCGGGGTGGAGCGCGTGCGCGAAGACGCCCGCCAGCGCATGCTCGGCTGGATTGAGACCACCGCCATCGACTACGACGGTCGGCTCAACGGCTACGGCCTGCAATCCGCCGCCGTGCGCACCGCCATGGAATCCGGCGACGGCTTGATCGTTCGAATCACCGAGCGCGACCCAAGCAATCCGGTGCCGCTGAAGGTGCGGCTGTTGGAAGGCGACTACCTGGACCACACAAAGAACGGGCCCATGAACAGCGGCTACGCCGTCCAGGGCGTGCAGTTCGACATGCGGCACAAGCGGGTGGGCTACTGGCTCCACCAGAACCACCCCGGTGATGCCATGGCGAGCCTCTCGCCGATCACCGGCAGCAAGCTCACGCCGGCGGAGGACGTAATTCACCTGTACGAAATGCTGCGGCCCGGCCAGGTGCGCGGCGTGCCCCGTGGCACCGCGGCGCTGATGCGCATGCAGAACCTGGATGACTACCAGGACGCCCGCATCGAAGCGCAGAAAAGCGCCGCCTGCCTTGTCGGGGTCGTAACGGAACCGGACGGGGAAGGCGATCGAAAAGGTGACGTGCTGCCGGAGCGTCTGGAACCGGGCATGTTTCCCCGGCTGGGCCCTGGCGAATCTGTCGAGTTCAACACACCGCCCAGTGTCAGCGGGCACGGTGAATTCGTCAGCGTCGAACAGCACGCCATCGCTATTGCCTACGGCATTCCGTTCGAGCTGCTCACCGGCAACCTGAGCGAGGTCAACTATTCGTCTTTTCGGGCCGGCATGCTGCAGTTCCTGCGCGAGGTCGACAGCTACCGCTGGAACACCCTGATCCCGACGTTGTGCGATGGACTGGCCCGCTGGTTCAACGCCGCCATGGCGCTCAGTAGTGACCCGCTCACCGGCGTCACGTGGGAGTGGGCGCCGCCGCAACGCGAGCTGCTCGACCCGTCCCGCGAAGTCGGGCCGATGGTTCAGATGGTTCGGGCCGGCTTCAAGTCACAGAGCCAGATGATTCGCGAGACGGGCTACGAGGCCGACGACGTACTGGATGAACTCGAGCAAGACATCAAGAGCCTGCGTTCGCGCGGCCTGACGCTCATCACCGACGCCGGCTTGGTCAGCAACGCCGGCGTCACTCAAGCCCGTGCGGGCGAAACCGGCTTCCCCGACCCGGCCAACGACCCCGTCACCGAGTAACCCGGAGTTCCCATGAGAAAGTTCAAGAAGAAGGCGCTGGCCAAGGCCACCGCCCAGGGCCTCGCTTTGTCCGCGACAAACCGAATCAACGCCCAGGGTGAGCTGCTGCTCTACGGCGTGATCGGTGACTGGTTCGACGGCCTCGACGCGGAAACCATCGTCCACGAACTCGAATCGCTGAGCAACGGCACCGGCCCACTGCCCGTACGGATCCACAGCGAGGGCGGCAACATCGTCGAGGGTTTGGCGATCTACAACCGGCTCAAATACAACGAGCGCACGGTCGAGGTCACGATCGACGGCATCGCCCTCAGCATGGCCAGCGTCATCGCCATGGCCGGCGACACCGTCAGGATCCCGCCCAACGCCTTCATCATGATCCACAAGCCCAACGGGCCCAGCTACGGCGAATCCGACGACCACCGGCGCACTGCCGACGTTTACGACCAGTTCGAAGACACTGTCGCCGACATCTACGCCGCCAAAACCGGCATCGATAAAGAGACCATCAAAGCCATGATGGCCGCCGAAACCTGGCTCAACGGCGAGCAAGCCGTCGAGTTGGGCTTCGCCGACGAACTCGTGGCCCCCATCCAGGCCGTCGCGCAGGCGGACCTGAGCCAATTCGACAAGGCCCCGCAAGCGGCCGTGAACCTGTTCCACCGCCCGCCACCGGCGGGCAACCCCACAC